TTAGAAGATCTGCATGGGAAGCACGACGTCGCCAGCGTCGATCTGCCACCACGGGACTGCCTTGGGGTTGATGGTGATGGCATGGATGCTCATGTCGGGAAACCTGACGGTCTGGATGAAGCTGTCACCGGACTTCATACGTTCGGAGAGTTCACTGACCGTGGAGGCCGTCGCGCCGGTGATGGTAAGCGGCGTGGTCGTTCCCAAGTAAAGGGCGAAATCGAACGTGTTTTCGTCACTCATTGTTCTTCCTTCCTTCGTTGTTTGAAAGGTTTGGTTTGTGCGATTACAAGCCTATCGCTGCGGAGGAAGGAGCCTAAATCCATGAATCAAGGAGCAGTGAAATGAGCGTTTTCAATCCGGAATGCACCAGCAATTACTTCCAGGTGCAGGACATCGACCCGTCGGAATGCACCGGCGGCAATCCCTACGGCTTCGCCTGCCGCATCAAGGTGGGCGAACGATCGTTCGGGTTCGATGGTTTGGACATGGGCGACCTTCAGACGATGAAGGGCGCGATTAACAAGGCGATGACGCACGCGAGGCGTGCCCGTCGTGAATGGGAAGGAGCCCAGGAATGAGCGTCACAGTCAAGCGAGTGGACGGCAAACGGCATTGCTTCTTCGAGCTGATCGTCGAGACGGAGGACGGCATCACCGTGCGCGTTCCGTTCAACGGCGTCGAGCTTGAGGACTTGGAAAGGCAGATCACGCGATGCTTCGAGCAGTGAAGCGTTTCATCAAGATCGTTCTTCTGGTTCTGCTCAGCCCCTTCGTGTTGTTCATGCTGGGGCTGGTGCTCGCGATCGTCCGTCTGGGTGATTTCCTCACCGACGACGACTGACAAAAACGAACGGCACATGGGGCGTACGGCGTACCCCTGCCACCGCTGAGCCGGATTAGCGACCGGTAACGCCAGGCGCGTGGCTATCGCGCCATTTGCGAGACGAAATTTAGCTCCCGACCATTTCAGGCCGTCGATTAAGGCGGAATCGGGCGACCATAGGCGGCTTCGGCCGCGGTCTGATTTGGGACCATTCCCGGCGGCTTCGGCCGCTCTTGTTATCGACGGCGCGGCTCCGACCGAAACGTTCTGCAAGACCTTTGGAATCTGTTGACGGCCCGGCCGGGGAATCTCGGCCGAGCGTTTCCATCAGCAGATTCTAGGTCTTGACCTCTCAAGCGCTCACCAACCGAAAGCTACAGAAAGGATTGAGATTGAGCAAGGCAACATTCCCCGACAAACTCAGGACGCAGATGAGGCTGGCACTCCCGATGATCGACAAGAACATCAGGTGCAAGGCCAACACCTCACGACAGTCGTTGATGCAGGCGTCCGGATTGAACGACAACCAGCTGCAGGCGGCGCTGAATCTGGCCTATGGTTCCAAGGGCGTGCCGAGTCCCGTCTACCGCTCACCCACCGCCGGCAAGATGTACGACTCCGAGTCGCTGCTGAGGACGCTGGCCAAATGGTGCGGGATGTGGGCCTATGTCATCGAGGATTGAACCATCTCTGCACGAGGTGCTGCACTATCCGGACGAATCACGCAGGATGCTCATGCAGGGCTTCGCCGACGCTGTGGACCGCATCGCGGCGAACAACGGGCGCACCGACATCGAACTGTTCCAGGTCTGCCGGGCGCTCGGGGAGCCGAACGTGCCCACCCTGCTCAGTCTTTGTGAGAAAGGCCTGCCGGCGTACAAGGCCGGCGCGTGGCGCATCGACTGCCGCAGTTTCCGCAAATGGGCCACCAGATACACGCCATATAAGCCGCAACCGAAACCACACACCACTACGTATAAAGAGGAGCAGCTGTTTTGAAACCGCAGATCCGCATATCGCTCGCCGTCGAGGACCACGACCGGCCACAGCCCGGCGACGTGGAAATAGGACAGAACATCATCAGCCCGGACGGGCCGCGCATGGTCTGGTCGGACATCTCGAAGGCCGACTGGCCGATTGTCGCCGCGAAGCTCGAACAGATCGCGCTGCTGCTCAGGGACAAGGCCACGGCATGACCCGCATCAGCATGCTGACCACCACCGAGGCCGCAACCAGACTGAACGTCAGCAAACGCACGCTAATCCGGTGGCGGCAGTCCATCCCGATCATCGGACCGCCGCCAATCCGCATCGGCAACTCGATCATGTACGCCGAACAGGACGTGAACGGCTGGATCCTCACCCAACGAGAGAAAGGCAAAGCATGAGAAGACAAACCGTAGATCCACGCATCAGATCGAAGGTCATCGCGACATGGGGCAACCGCTGCTGGCTCGGCATGCCCGGCTGCTCCATCACGGCGACGGAGGATGACCACATCATCCCGTTCAGCCATGGCGGAAAGGACACCGTGGCGAACCTGCGCCGCGCCTGCAAGCACTGCAACGCGATGCGCCAGGACCGCGTGCTGTCAGGATACGGCGCGACGATGCATGTCGTCATCGGACCGCCACGAGCCGACTTCGGCATGGCCATGCAGTCCATGCTCCGCCGTGACAGCATCGTGGTCAGCTTCGACAGCCTGCTGCGCGACCTGTGCCCGACGCAATCCAAAGCAAGCGATGGGCTCCGCCTCGCCGCCGCGATGGCATGGGACGGTGCGGCACGCACATTGGCCAAAAGCTCCGAGCCGTTGGATGTGTGGCTGGTGCGCACACTGCCACGCTCCCGCCGCCATCCCGACATGCTATCGGAATGGATAGCACTGGACTACGATGTGCATGTCATCGAGACGCCGGCATCCGAAACGTTCGCGCTCGACCTCTCGCACCAGGAGTATCGGACGGCGCAGCAATGGTACTCGCTGCACCTCACGCAGCAGGCGGTGGATGCCCGCATGGCCGCGAGACGGCAAAGGCTCGCCGCTCTCGGCCTGAGGCACGGCGACGACACGGCTCGGCCACGCTGGTAGCGGTTTTTTAAACAGTCGACCGCCCGAAGACCCCGCGCCAAGTCTTTTCTCCCCCCAGAACCATGCAAAAAAGCATGAAAACGTTGGAAAACCAAGGAAAACACATCATGAATCAAGGAACGTTGGAAGGTTTCGAGGAATACACGCATCCCTACGGCATCATCGGCCTTCAGGAGCAGGCGACCCTGAATCTCATCAAAAGCTTCATGGACGGCAAGACGTTGACGCCGGAAGCCACCTACATCTGCAAGTCGATGCTCTCGATCGCCAGGAACATCGACCTCCAGAACAACAAGGGACGCGAAATCAGCCGTAACATGACCTCGCTGCTCACATGGTTCCAGGAACTCAAGTCGATGTATCCGGACCAGCCGCAGCTCGACCCGACGCTGGCCGACTTCATCGCCGACGCGAAGGCCGGACTGTGACCATGCTCATGCGCGGCGGCACGAAACGCGACGAATCACGGCCGACAGACGGCGCGATCGTGGCCAGGACGGCCGAGATGCTCGGCAAGCCGCTGCTGCCATGGCAACGATACGTGGCCGACGTGGCCGGGGAAATCGACCCGGACACCGGCACGTACTTCTACGACCGCGTGGTTTTGAGCACGCCGCGCCAGTGCGGCAAGAGCACGCTGATCGATACCGAGGACACGAGAAACGCGCTGCTCGGACCTGACAGGAAGATCTACTACCTCGCGCAGACCGGCAAGGCCGCCGAGAAGCACTTCAAGGACTTCGTGCAGCAGCTCTCAAAATCGAAGCTCGCGCCGTTCGCCCTCAAGCCGCGGCTTTCCAACGGCGGGATGGAGCAACGTTTCGGAAACGGCAGCTTCATCTGCCCACTGGCCGTGACCAAAGTGGCCGGCCATGGCACGCAGATGGACAAGTTCACCATCGATGAGGCGTTCAGCCTGGACGACGAGACCGGCAAACTGATCCTCGACGGCATGGCACCGACCATGAACACAAGACTTCATTTCACCGGCGTCCAGCCGCAGATCTGGATCACCTCGACCGAAGGCACGGCAGATTCCACGTTCCTCAACGGCCTGCTCGACTCCTTCCGCGCCGGAAACGTGCCGACACGCACCTGCTGGTTCGATTTCGGCATCCCCGACGACGCCGACCCCGAGGACTTCCAGACAATCCTGAAATGGCATCCGGCCGCCGGCCTGCTCTGGGACGTCCGGCAATTGCGCGACTTCCGTGAGCAGTTCGCCGGCAACGAGGCCGGTTGGGCGCGCGCCTTCGGCAACCGGCGAGACAACGGCGTGGCCGAGCGCGTCATCCCCGACCAGCTGTGGCAATCGACGTTGGCCACACCAATCACACCGGACCGGATCGACGGCCGACCCGTGGTGATAGCCGCGGCCGTCGATGTGGATGCCACGAACACGTCCATCTCGGCCGCGATCCTCGACCATGATGGCACCGTGACCGTGCAACTGCTCGAAGTCCTGGACGGCACCGGCATGGCACCCGCCGAAATCACGAGAATCTGCGACACCTACCACGCTCCCCTGGTCATGGACTGCAAGGGACCAAACGCCGACCTGCACGACCGGCTCGCATCCATGACCAACGAAGCCGGAGACCCACTGATCGAACTGATCGCCATGCAATCATCCGACTACCTCGCAGTCGGCCAGGCATTCGTCAGCGGTCTGCGGAACCGGCTGATTCGCCACGCCGCCGATGCCGAGCTCGACGCAAGCGCGGCCAGCTGCGCGAGGACGTGGAGCGGCGACGCGTGGCGCGTCACACGGCGTGGCAGCACAGGGCTGACCTCGCCGATCGAATCATGCATGTTGGCGGCGTGGGGAGCGCATCACCTGCCATCTGACGGCACGCTGCAAATCTTCTGACGTGTCACCGTTTGTCACCGTTTGTCACCGTTTGTCACCGAATGTCACTGAATGGCACCGTTTTTTTTGGCCGTGACGTAACCGCGGCCATATTCTCGGCGGCATGAACCTTTGGAAACGAATGAAGCTCGCCGGCCGCGTGCTCACGCGCGGCGCGGAAGGCACGGACATGCCGGAAGGCGTCAAGCCGCCGGCACGGCGTTCGGACACCGAACCGCTTCAACTGTCCACGGTGTTCCGTGGCGTGCAGGTGTTGCAGACGGCCATCACCGGGCTCCCGGTCGTGGAGCAGCGCGGCGGCCGTGATCTGCCGGACGTGAGCCCGTTGGTGTTGCAGCCGGACGTGTCCCGTTCACGCCGTGATTTCATCGCCGACATCGTGGCCTCGCTCGTGCTCGACGGCAACGCGTTCACCCGCATCGTGCGCGACTGGCAGGGCGAGATCGTGACCTGCGAGGTCCTGCCGCCGCAATACGTGACCGTCACGGACGAAAGCGACGACCCCGCGCGGCCTGATCTGCGGTTCTCCTATCTCGGCCGCGACTACACGGCGGAGGACATCGTGCACAGCAAGTTCCTCAACGTGCCCGGACGTCTTCGCGGCCTCGGCCCCATCTCGGCGGCGCGCGAGGAAATCGAGGCCGCACAGCTCGCCCGCGACTACAAGGCGAAGTTCTTCACCGACGGCTCGAACCTCAAGGGCTATCTGCGCACATCAGAGAACATCACACAAGAAGCCGCGCAGCAGGCCAAGGCATCATGGAAGGCGTCGGGCGAGGCCGGCGACATCAAGGTAGTCGGCAAGAGCCTGGAATACGTGCCGCTCTCCCTGAAGCCGGCGGACCTGCAATTTCTGGAGACTCAGAAGTTCGACACCACGCAGATCGCCCGTCTGCTCGGCATCCCGGCAAGCATCATGCTCGCCGCCGTCGATGGCTCGAACCTCACCTACAGCAACATCGAACAGTCGTGGATCGAGTTCGCGGACTACACGCTGGCGGCCTACACCGGCGAGATCGAGGAGATCTTCAACCGTCTGCTGCCGCGCGGCCGAACCGCGAAGTTCGACTGGGACAGCTCGCAGCGCGCGAACATGAGCGACCGATACACGGCTTACAAGACCGCCATCGAGGCCGGTTTCCTCACCGTCGATGACGTGAGGCGCAAGGAAGGGCTGCCGGCACTCGTGAAAGGAGAGGAACAATGAACATCGAGAAACGTGAAATCGCCTGGAAGGGGCTGACGCTCCGCTCGGCCGACGACGCCGGGGCATCGACGGTGGAGGGCGTCGCGGTGCCGTTCGACGACATCATCGATACGTGGGACGGCGCGGAGACCTTCGACCGCGATTGCTCTTTCGATGGGCTTGACGAGGCGAAACTGTGCTTCGAGCACGGCGAGACCATCGGACGGATCACCAACGCGGAAAGCAGGGACGACGGCCTGCACATCACCGCGCGGATCAGCGACACGGCACGCGGCCGCGACGCGATGACCCTGATCCGTGACGGCGTGCTCGACAGCTTCTCGGTCGGCTTCGTCCCGATCGAATCGCAGAAGGACCGCGACGGCATCACCCACCGTCGGAAGGTCAGGCTGCTTGAGACCAGCATCGTGAGCTGGCCGGCCTACCAGAACGCGAAAATGACCAAATCAGCGGCACCAGCCGTGGAACACAGGAAGGAAACCATGGAGAACAACAACGAACTGATGGACCTGATCCAGTCCATGCAGGAGGAACAGCGCGGCATCAAGGCCGAGATCAGCAAGATGGGCGCGAAACCGGCGCCGGCGGCCATCGGCGCGGCCTACCGAAGCCACGGCGAATACATGCAGGCCCTCGCGCGAGGAGACGAGCAGGCCATGGCCGTGATGAAGGAATGCCGTGACCTGATCTCGACCAAGGACACCGGCAACACCGCCACCTGGATCGCCGATGATCTCAAACTGATCGAGGAACGCCGCAAGGTCTCCCAGCTCCTGGCCCATGACACGCTCCCGGCGACCGGCATGAGCATGGAATACCATGTCGTGACCTCCGACACCAGCGCCGTCGGCAAACAGGAGACGGAAGGCGCCGATCTTTCCTTCGGAAAAATCAGCTTCGGCACCAAGACGGCCGACATCAACACCTACGGCGGCTACACCACCCTGAGCCGCCAGACCATCGAACGCAGCACCACGCCGATGCTCAACACCGCGATCACCGCGTTGCAGAACGCTTACGCGAAGGCCACCGAGAAGGCCGTGCGCGACCACCTGTACGCGGAGATCAAGGCGCAGCGCGACGCGTCCAAGGACGCCAACAAGATCGACGCCCCTCAGCTGGCATCAATGACCATCGACGACTGGGTGTCCCTCATCATCGACGCATCCGAGCTGGCCGACGACCGCAACGTGTCGCTGACACGCCTCGCGGTCTCCAAGGACGTGCTCAAGGCGCTGGTGAGGCTCAAGGACACCGGCGACCGTTTCTTCAACCTCAGCGGCGACGGCACCGACACCATCGGCAGCTTCGACCTGACCGGCGTGGCCGGCACGTTCATGCGCGTCCCCGTCGTGCTGCTGCCGAACGCCGACGCAGGACTGGCCAGCTTCATCGACCCCGCCGCCGTGACCGTCTGGGAATCCGGCGGCCCGGCGCAGCTGACCGACGGGAACGTGACCGGCCTGACCAACAGCTACAGCGTCTACGGATACATGGCGGTGGCCACGACCCATGCGGACGGCCTGATTCCGGTGAAGTTCGCCACGGCATGATGATCGCTGACAACATCCTGCTGCAACGGCTCCGCGACGAGGTTGGAGTGCCGGCCGGAGAGGACGAACGGCTCACGGTCAAACTCGCGGCGGCGCGCCGATACGTCGCGCACGCGGTCGGCACCGCCGCCGTCGATGACGATTTGCTGGCCGATTGCATCGTCTCCTGCGCGGCGGACCTGTTCAACATGCGTGACGCGCGCCTGGGCGTGATGGACGTGGGCGATTCGACCGTGGAACCATTCAGGATCTCCACCGACCCGCTCCGCTCGGTCTGGCCGAAACTCCGCGCCGCCGGCGTGCTCACCGGGGGCATGGTGATCGCATGAACATCCAGGAACAACGCGCCGCGCTGATGAACACGCTCACCGACATGCTCGATGGACTGGTCAGCAGCGTCAGCATCGACGCCCAACTGATCCGTCCGACAGCCGGCAAAGTCGCGGTGTTCATCGAACCGCCAACCGTGGAATGGCCATCATGGGGCCCGCCAGAGCCGGTCTGGACGTTGGACGTCATCGCCGGCACGCCGGCCACGCAGCCATCGGCCGTCGATGACATCCTCGCCGCGCTCGACCGGCTCGCCGACAAGGGCCTGAACCTGCAGAAGGCCACGCCGGCAAGCTGGAGCCTGGCCGGCGCCGGCACGCTCGCGGCCTACCAGGTCACATTGAACGCTTTGGAAATCGAAGAAACAGAATAGGAAGGAAACAATCATGGCTGGAAAGATCCGCACGCTCGGCCCAGGCATCTTCAAGATCACGGACACGTCCGACGGCAGGGACTTCAGCGCCGACCTGACCAAGGCGCAGCTGAACCCGTCGAACAGCAGCGACGACCCGACGACCTACCTGGACGGGTCCGAGGAAACGAACACCACGACCACGTGGACGTTCGAGGGCACCGTGGGCGACGACTTCAGCGAGGACGGTCTGGCCGTCTGGCTCTTCGACCACAAGGGCGAGACGCTGCCGGCCCAGTTCGTCCCGAACACGAACGGCAAGATCCAGTGGACCTTCAACGTCACCATCGCGCCAATCGCCATCGGCGGCGACGTCAAATCGAAGAACACGAACGATCTGAGCTTCGCCGTCACGAACGTCGCCCACGCACCGTACACGGGCAAGTGATGACCGGCAAGGCACTCATGGTCGTCGGCCAGAAACGCTTCGTGCAGACGATGCGCAAGGCCGGCGCGGACATGGACGACCTGAAGGAAGTGAACCGCGAGGCCGCGCAGATCGCATTGCCCGCCGTCCGCAACCTCGCCCCACGAGGCAAGACCGGCCGGCTGGCCGGCAGCCTGCGTGTCGGAGCGACGAAACGCGCCGGCGTCATCCGCGCCGGCCGCAAGGCCGTGCCATACGCGGGCCCAATCAATTACGGCTGGCCGAAACGGCACATCCGGCCACGGCTCTTCGTCAACAACGGCGTCGCCTCCACCGAGAGCCAATGGCAAAAGGTCTACAAGGACTTCATAGACAAGACACTGAACCAAGTGAAAGGAAAATGACATGGCAACCACCCGCATCACCTACACGGACGGGACCAGCGAGCTCGTGCCGATCACCATGCGCGCCACCTGCAAGGCCGAGGCGCACGCCATCGAGGCCGGCTGGGGACCCATCACCCAGTCACCCGTCCGTTCCGGAGCCTACGCGGCCTACGCGGCCCTGCGCATGGCCGGCCACAATCTGCCCGACTTCGAGCATTGGCTGGACACCGTAGCGTCCTTCGACCTCGCGTCAGCGAAGGAGGAGCCGGGAGAGGGAAACCCTACGGACTAGCCGCGTGGCCCCAAGACTCGCTCGGCCGTCTCTCGTTCCTCCTGGCAAGCCGTTTCGGCGGCACGCCATGGCAGTGGAGGAATGAGGCCGACGAATTGGATTGGGGCACCGGACTGGCCGAACTGCTCAAGGAAGCGGAAGAAACACCGAAGGAGTGAACCATGGCGCACAGCGCGATCATGAGCGTGCGCATCACCGGCAACGCCGATGATGCCGTCAAGGCGTTCGAGAGGACCACCACGAAGGCGGCCGCTTTCGGCAGCGCCATCGGCGGATTGGCCGTCAAGGGCGTGACCGCGCTGTGGGACACCATCAAGGGCTTCGCCGGCGACGTGGTGAACATGTCGGACAGCACCGACAAGTTCATGAACACCATGAGCTTCGCCGGAATCGACACCGCCAACGTCGAAAAGGCAAGCAAGGCGGCGCGCGACTACGCGGACCGCACAGTGTATGACCTGTCAACCATCCAGAACACCACGGCGCAGCTCGCCGCGAACGGCATCAAGGACTACACCGGCCTTACAGAGGCCGCCGGCAACCTGAACGCCGTGGCCGGCGGCAACGCAGACACCTTCGGCTCCGTGGCCATGGTGCTCACCCAGACGGCCGGAGCGGGCAAGCTTACGACGGAGAACTGGAACCAGTTGGCCGACGCCATCCCTGGCGCATCCGGCAAACTCCAGGAAGCGATGCTCAAGAACGGGGCCTTCACCGGCAATTTCAGGGATGCCATGGCCAAGGGCGAAATCACCGCCGACGAATTTAACCAGGCATTGATGGACCTCGGCATGACCGACGTGGCTAAACAGGCCGCGACATCGACCAGCACCATCGAGGGAGCCATGGGAAACCTCGAAGCAGCCGTCACCGGCGGTCTGACCGACGCCTTCAACCTCTTCAAACCGGCCGTCACAGGCGGCATCAACGCGGCCGCGACGGCAGTCACAAACCTCGCGCAGACCGGCACGCAGGGATTGCAGACGTTCTTCGCACAGGTCAAGGACACCGGGGCGTTCACCTCATTGCAGACGGCCGCGCAATCCGTCGGCACCGGACTGCAATCGCTCTGGGACGGAATCATGAACGTCGTGAACGCCATGACCGGAGGACAACCGGCCGGCGTGGCCTTCGGCAACATGCTCAACGCCGTCGCCACGGCAGCGCAGACGGTCGGCGGCTGGCTGAAGACCGCCGGCAACTGGATCAGTCAGAATCTGGATCTTGTGACCCCTCTCGTGGCCGCGGTCGGCGGAGCCGTCGCAGTCGTCACCGCCGTTACCACGGCCATGCAGCTGGCCGCGGCCGCACAGGCGCTGCTCAACGCTGTCATGGGCGCGAACCCCATCATGGTCGTCATCACCCTCATCGCAGCGCTCGTGGCCGGACTCACCTACTTCTTCACCTGCACCAACACCGGCAAGGCCATCTGGTCGAGCTTCACCAATTTCATCGCCGGATGCGTCTCGGGCATCCTCGGATGGTTCAGCGGCCTCGGCAGCTCCATCGGCGGGGCCTTCAACAACGCCGCGAACAGCGCAAAAAACACTTGGAACGGCGTCGTCTCATGGTTCCGTGGCATCCCGGGCACAATCGGCAGCTTCTTCTCCGGAGCCGGCACACTGCTCTACAACGCCGGCGCAAGCATCATCAGCGGATTCCTCAACGGCCTCAAATCGATGTGGAGCAACGTGACCGGCTGGATCAGCGGCATCGGCGACTGGATCAAGGCCCACAAAGGCCCGATCAGCTACGACCGGAGGTTGCTCATCCCAGCCGGCCAGGCCATCATGACCGGCTTCGCACAGGGCCTCAACAACGGTTTCGACAACAACGTCGAAACCGCTATCAGCCGCGCCAACCGCAGACTAGCGGCCATGCCCCTCAACCTCTCCGCCCAGGGCAACACGGCCACGCCAGCCGTGGTCAACACCTGGAACGTGGAGATCAACGGCGAGGTCATCGACAAGGACGGCACCGCCAAGGCCATCAAACGGCTCCTAGCCGACTACGACGCAAGGAGGTCATGAGAGATGCAGCAGTGCTTCATGTTCATCGACACCGGCAACGGCTGGACACCCGTCAACGACTCAGCCAAGGACATCGCGGCCCTCGACTCGTTCACCATCGACTGGGGCAGCGACAGCATCGACGAACAACCCGAACCTGCCGTGATGTCATTCACCCTCCGCGACCGCACCGGACGGCTCGCAGGCCAGGCATTGACATTAGCCGGCATGAAAGTGGTCGTCCAATTCTCCAACCAACCTCGATGGATGGACCTGACGCCATCGATGGGCAGCTGGCGCGATCTGCGCATCCCCATCGACTCGCTCCACAAGACGTATTCGCCAGACTCGCCAGACTCGCCAGACTCGTCATCCGAAACAATGTTCGCCGGCACCGTGTCCACCGGCGGCAGCATCGAACCGGCCAGCGACGGCGGGTGGCTGTTCAAACTCTCCGCCACATCGAGGATGGCCGTATGGAAACGTCTGCAATCACAAGGACCGACAGACACGGCCGCGAAATGGAACGGCGCGCACTGGATAGGCACACCATCCGCACGCCTCAAGGAGATGAACCGCAGAGCCTCGGCGCAGGGGGCGCCGGAAGCCCAACTGGACGGGCTCGCCCTGCCGTCAAGCGTCGCGCCATACACGTCATCCGACCATCCATCGCAGCTCGACCTGCTGCACAGGCTCACCGCCGGGCCACGACTCCCGCAATGGCATGAGGTCTACGACGGCGAGGCATCAACCCTCAGGCCGCTGTTCATCGCCGACCCGATCGCCGTGCACCTGACGTCGGACGGCCGTCTCAGCATTCTCACCGGCGGAGAGACCCGCCACGCGCTCTCGGCCTCCGACATCGAGGCATCGACGGATCTGAGCATCACCGAACCATTGACACAGGTCGTCATCAACGCGAAACGCGTCAAATCGGACAACGGCAAGCTCTCTTTCGACGACGTGGAGATCACGATGGGAGACCAGGACCGTCTGCCACCACAATTGACCGCCATGCAGAAGAGCCTCACCCTCGATTCCGACATGCTCGCCGTGGACGACTCGGGCGGCGTATGGAACAGCGGCGGCACCTCGAACGTCAGCGGCACGGACCGCGCCAACATCGCGCAATGGCTCGAATCGCACGACCTGCGCATGGTCCCGGAGACCGTGACGTTCAACAGCACGCGAATCGACCCGGCACGACTTCCATGGCTGTACAAGGCGGCACCATCCGGCCCGTTCATCATCGTCAAAGCCAAGGCATCGGCCCTGACCGGCTCAGACGGCCGACCGTCCTTCACCGGCCCCATCACGACCATCGGCGGAACGCTCTCATACCGATGGCGCAACGGCAAGCCCACACTCACCCAGGAAGCGACGCTCACGGCGCTCCGGCCGCTCCTAACGAAACGAATCACATGGGCCGACCTGCCATCCGGCCTCAGCTGGCAGCAGCTCGACCTGCACATCTGCGACCTCTCGATGATCCAGGTCATCGACACTTCTTCACCCACCGCCGAAAAGGAAGGAACACAATGACAGCAACAACACCCATCTACGGGCTCTCATATCCCGAAGGCTCCGACCTTGTGTCAACCGCGCCGGACTCGTTCAAGGCCATGGCCGGCACGTTCGAGCAGGCGCTTTACGCGGTCGACCAGCGGTCCACCCCAGCCGGTGCGACACCTGTGATCGCCACCACGCTCGAATCGCTGAAGGCACAGACGGCCACGGTCGGCCAGACCGGCTTCGTCACCTCGGACGGCGACAACACCGGCCCGTACCTCTGGGACGGGACCAGCTGGCATCACGCACATTGGTACACCGCCGATGACAAAGCCAAAACAACGCTTGTTAATAACGAATCAGGCTGGAAATGCGAATACATGATAAAACATGGATTCGTTTACGTCACGGTTAGTCTCTCGGACAGTGGCACCAAAGGATGGAGCGGAAGCCAAATGCCAGGCCAGCTCCCCGAGGAAGCACGACCGCCGCTCGAACTGAATTTCGCACCGATATGCTCCAACAACACTTCCATCGGCGTGTTCATCGTCAAATCCACCGGAGTCATCGTCTACTCGCGTCGCGGCGGCCAGCAAATCTCCGACAATCGTTATGCAACCATGATGTGGCCGGCCGCATGACGGATCTCGTCATCGCCATCGTCGGCGCTATCGGCGCGGTCGTCGGCGCACTGGTCTCCACCCTCTCGGCCGCCGCGAAGAACAAGATGGAAGCCTACAGGCTCGCACAGAAGATGCAGGCCGACAACCAACGCCTCTGGCAATGGAACCGGCAACTCATCGACCACATCTACCGCCGCGCACCGCCACCACCGCCGGAACCACCTGAAGACCTTTTCAACGACTAAAAGGGAGCCAACATGAGCGACATCATCTGGAAAGGAAGCCCGAACCACTACGTGGGCCGCAACGGCTACGGCGTCACGCACATCACTTTGCACATCATGGTCGGATACCTCGCCGGCACAGATGCCACGTTCGCCAGCCAGTCAAGCCGTGCCTCGGCCCACTACGGCATCGGCGCGACCGGAGAGATCCACCAATACGTGTCGGAACTCGACGGCAGCTATTCCGACGCGAACTGGGCATCTAACAATTCGACCATCAGCATCGAGCATGAGGGAGGAATGGCCAACGGTGCGGTCTGCACCCAGGAGTGCATCGACGCAAGCGCGCGCCTCTGCGCCGACATCGCGCGCAGGTACGGGTGGACGAAACTGTGGCACGACGGGCTGAAAGGCAACGTGTGGCTACACCGGGAGATCCCAGGCACAGACCACCTCGCCTGCCCCGACCTCGCGCCCAACGGCCTGCCATACAAGCAGATCATCGACAAAGCAAATCAGATACTCGAAGGAGGAACCATGTCAAACGCAGGAGATGAAGTATGGAACTGGGCCTACAAGCCCAACGGAAAGAACGCCACACCAGGCGGCAACATGTACAACCTGCTCAACTACGAACTGCCAAAACGCATCAGAGACAGCATCATGCAATACAGCTACAAGGGATCGGCACCGGGCGGCAACATCTACAACACCATCTGCTTCGAGATCCCCGGAATGCTGAAACAGCTCACCAAAACCATCGAGACGCAGCAGCAGCAGATCAGCGAACTGTCCGAAAAAATCAGCAAGCTGGAAGGAACCACGAAATGACCGACACGACGGAAAACCGACTCCCAGCGACCAGCACAACGGAAGTAACCGTGATGCCGGTCTCCGCGCAGATACAGGCCGCCACCGATGACGACGCCGAGACCACGACGCCGAGAATCGACGGCGGCACAATATCCAGATTCCTCGTGCTGCTCCTTGCGCTTGTCAACCAGGCACTGACCATGTTCGGCCATCCGGTGCTCAACATCGATGACACGACCATCACGCAGCTCGTAAGCCTCGCATGGACAGCCGGCAGCGCCATCTGGTGCTACTGGAAGGACAACGACGTGACGAAGCAGGCTCGCACCAAGAAAGCACGGCTCTCGGCACGTCACGCGGCCTAAACGTCAAGTCTGACGGCCGCCGTTGCCTCTCGTAGACGGCCGTCGGGCATGGCCACGTAATGCTCCGTGGTCTCAACCGACTCATGGCCTAGAAGTTCCGCGACAACAAACAGGTCGTGTGTGGCGGCGTAGGCCGTGGTAGCGAAACGGTGCCGCAACGTGTGCGCGGCATAGCCGGCCGGCAACAAATGGCTGACATGGTCTCCGATATAGGATTCCTCGACATGGCCTCCGAACCGGCCGGGGAAAAGATAGCCTCGCGCGTCCATGACGGCCGTCGCCAGGTCATCCGGCAACGGCACTATACGCTGCTTGTCTCCCTTGCCGCGCACGATCAACGAATGGCCGATACTGTCTGCCACCACGTCATCGCTATGGACCCGCGCAATCTCGCCACGCCGCAGTCCGCACTCCGCGCCCAACCGGATCATGAGTCTTTCCGACGACGTGGCCATCTCCATCGCCACAGCGATATAACGGTCCGGGCATGGTCTGGGATGCGCGTGCGGCTTCTTCACCCTTGGCACGTCCAGACTCGGATCATCCGACCGTCTGCCGCTTTTATGCAGCCATCGGAAAAACGACGATATGGTGTTCCGGTACGCCTTGCGGGTCTCCGGTTTCCATTGTTGTCGCGCAAAGACCTGCACAATCTGCTCCGTGGTCACGTCTTCGGGACCTGATGGCATGAGCAGCGCCGCGAGATGCACCATCTTGTATCGACGGCTTTTGATTGTCTGTGCTGATAGGCCGGCCGCCCTAAGGGTGTCAGTCCACCCTTCGATGTTTTTGCGCCATGGGACCGGTGCGCTGATCTTGTTTCTCAT